TCTTTAAAAAAATAAGTAATACATTTGGAATTTTTGGAACTAGAGGAGTCGCAGAAGATATTCATCTTCATGGCTATAATACTTTAATTATAGAATATTAAGCTAAATAAGCTACAATCACTTGTAACTGGTTAAGAGGATATGTTTTTCCATTTCCAAAAGCTCCAATTCTTAGTGTTTTCGCTTTAATATCTAAGTTACAGTATTCTCCCCAATTCCCCTGATTTACATTTGTTACAGATATAACTTTATTTACATCAATGTGACTCGGCAAAGGAGCATACCATTCTGTAATATTTAGCCCAGCTATGTAATCTAATACATTTGTCATTTGAATTACTTCTACTTTGATTAAATTTTCCAGACTATTAATTTTATATAATATCTTTATCAATTTATTGGAGGGATATTATGAATTTAGTAGTATTAGAAAATTTTAAAAAGGAAAATGTAGAAATTTACTTAGAATATCTTAACAGTTGCAAAAGTAGCAACTGGGAGACATGGGAAACAACTTATAAAACATATTGTAATAATTTTAAGTTGTTCCTGGTATGGTTTCAAAAAGCTTATAAAAATAGATTACTTCTTAGTAAGGATACACTGATGGAAATGCCAACAATAATAGAAAGTTACAGAAATTATTGTAGAAACTTAGGAAACAGTAAAAGAACTTTAATGAATAAGACTACTGCTATATCAACATTCTATGCTTGGTGTGTTAGAAGAAACAAAATAAAGTATCATCCATTTTCAGAAAAATTAGATAGATTGAGATTTACAGAAAAAGATAAGGTTAGAAATAGTTATTTCTTAACAACAGAACAAATTTTAACGGTAAGGCTTTATATGCAGGTAGAAAACAAAAAATATGATTTACAAGATAGAATTCTATGGGAACTATTTCTTGATAGTGCCTGTAGGATATCAGCCATTCATAGCTTAAAATTAAGTCAATTAGACTTAGAAAATGGATATTTCAAAGATGTTAAAGAAAAGGAGGGATATGTAGTAAATGCCTTCTTCTTTAATAAATGTAAGGAATTACTTAAAGAATGGTTGAAAGAGAGAGAAGAAAAAGAAATAGAATCTGAATACTTATTTATAGCAAAATACAAAGGAAAATATGCTCAAATGACACAAGGAGCTATTCGTGGAAGAATAAAGAAGCTAGGAAAAATTTTAGGAATAGAGGATCTATATCCTCACACTCTTAGGAAAACTAGCATTAATTTAATAAATAATTTAGCTGGACTAGGATTAGCTTCAAGTTATGCTAATCATTCTAGCAGTGGTGTCACAAGTAAACACTATATTCAAAAAGTAAGTGCTACTGAAATAAGAAATACTCTTATTGTAGCAAGGAAAAAATTAGGTATTTTTTAATAAAAAAGTATAGAGATTTTTAAATTTATTCAGTTTTTTATAATTAAAAATGTATCTTTGAGAGCTTTTTATATAAAATTCTTAGATTTTATATTTAAGAAAAATTATAAAAATATACTCAAAACTACAAAATTAAACATTAAATTCTTTATAAATTTAAAAATCTATACAAAATGAAAGGAGAGATATTATGTTTTATATTTACTCAAAAGAGAGAAAATCGAGACTCGCATTCACTGTTAATTTAACAGCCGACGAAGTTATGCAGTTCATGGAGGGAAATTTATTCCTAGATTATCCAGAGCTTACCCCATCAGAGCATGTTGTAATTGAGAGAAATGAGCCTTTTAAGTATCCGACATATGATGAAGATACAAATACTATAAGAGAAATGACTAGAGACGAACTTATAGAAGAAGATATCGAGGTTCAACTTGCTCCTGGAGAGTATATAGAAGACAAGAAATTAAAGAGTATTCCACAGCCGAGCTCTTACCATATATGGAATACTGTAACTCACACTTGGGATATAGACATGGAAGATGTTAAAAGAACTTTCAGACACAAGTTCAGAGAAATGCTGCTAGATAAGATGTTTGGCTCATATGAGCATAATGGAAAAGTATTCCAAATACAAGAATATGATGAAGTTAATTTTATGAGAGTCAAGATGGCATTGGATATGGCAGGAGAAATCGAAGATTATGATGTAATTAAAGATGCATTAAGTACTTTAGGTATTCCTGTAGATGCAGAGCTAGAAGAAAAAATCAAAATGGCTATGAGAGCTGGAAAATTAAAGCAACTTTTAAAATCTCTGCCAACTCAATGGAGATTAAAAGATAATTCTATTGCATCTATTTCATTGGGAGAATTAAATCTAATTTACTTCTCTTGGATATTAAGAGTTATTGCTGCACAAAACAAATATACTGCTATAACTAAGAAAATAAGGGAAGTTTCAACAGTTGAAGAATTAGAAGCTATTAAATGGGATTAAATAAATTAAAGGTAGTTTTATATAGCTACCTTTTTTTGATGGCTTTAAATAGCAAATTACAAGGTCATTTTAATAATTTTTATAAAGGAGTTGATAATTATGTACACTTTATCACAAACAAGTTTGGATAAAATAAAAGGAGTACATCCAAATGTAGTAAATTTTATGAAAGAGCTTATAAAAGAGTCACCATATGATTTTAAAGTTACATGTGGTGTTAGAACTGCTGAAGAGCAAAACCATGAGTACCAAAAAGGTAGAACTCTTTTATATGACAGTAATGGTAATAAACTAAGTAAAGTTAGTTGGTGTGATGGTTATAAGTTAAAATCAAAACATCAAGTAAAAGTTGATGGTTATGGATATGCTGTTGACATAGCTGTTTTGGAAAAAGAAAAATACACAGATAAGAAAACTGGAGAAGAAAAAGAAAAGACAGTTGCTAGATGGGATTATAAATATTATAAAGCTATTTATGATGTTGCCAAAAGTAAAGGTCTTATTGATAAATATGGAATAGTTTGGGGTGGAAATTGGAAGCAAAAAGACTCTGTACACTTTCAATTAGGAACAGCAGATAATATTCAATTTAGAAGATAAGGAGGGAAAACATGGAAATGACTAGATTAAATACAATGCCAATTGACGACAAATACTGGGAAGTTTTAGAAGATTATACTTACAGAACATCTAAGGGACTTGTGACAGTTCCAAAAGGTTTCAAAACCGATTATGCCTCAGTTCCGAGAGTATTCAGAAATGTAATTAATAGTTATGGTAAACATGGTAGAGCTGCTGTAGTCCATGACTGGCTATATTCTAGTAAATGTACTTTAGATGTAACTAGAGAAGAAGCTGACAAAATATTCTTAGAGATTATGACAGAATGGGGAGTGGGTGTAATCAAAAGAAATTTAATGTACAGAATGGTTAGAATGTTTGGTGCTAGCCACTTTAGAAAGGGTGAGTAAAATGGAAGATTTTTTTATAAATGCTAAAAATGGTATCGCAATGGTTTGGACTGGTTGGATATCTATTCTTGTTTGGGCATTGGGAGGCTTTGATTTATCTGTAAAAGTACTTGTATTTCTTATGCTAGTAGACTATATAACTGGAATTTGGGTTGGATACATCACCAAAACAGTTAATAGCGCTAGAGCATATAAAGGTATAAGTAAGAAAGTTTTTATACTAATTATAGTCTCTTGCTCCACAGTTATAGAGCAGCTTGTGCCTAATGTTGGAATTCGTAATTTAGTTATAGTTTTCTATGTAGCTACAGAGTTTCTATCTGTTATAGAAAATGCAAGTAAGCTAGGATTACCTATCCCTGAAAAGCTTAAAATAGCATTAGAACAGTGCAAGGGAGATAAATGTAATTCTAAAAATGCGGATCCAAAAGATATTAAGCCAGAAAAATTAAAAGAGAAAGATTTTGATGAAGAAATTAAATAAAATAATGGGGTAGTTTTTATGCTACCCCTTCTTTTTTTATTGCTTAAAATATAGATTTTAGCGATAATTGAAAAAAAATAAAAAATATTAAAAAAAGTGTTGACATACTTGTACAAGTATGATATTATAGAAGTACCTCGAAGGAAGGAGGTGATAAAATGAAAATCAAATTTATAATTGTAATTGGTTCTTGGCAGTTCTCGATTACAATTACTAAAAAAGATAAGTAATTTATCCCCCTCTCCCAGAGGGGTAAACTAAGAGTGATAAAACTCTAAGCCTCAACTACTTAGATTATATCACTTCTTAAATAAAAATTCAAGTAAAATCAAGGAGTGATGAAAATGTTAAAGGAATTAATGAACCACAATGAACTAGGAGTGAAATTTTACAGAGATGAAAACTCAGTAATCTTTGTAAAGGATGAAAAAATAGGGGTTATCTTAAAATTATCTGTGTATGAAAATATATTTATATTTCATAGACAAGGAAATGATATCGATGCTATTAAAAGACAAATAGAAATAGCTAAACATTATGATGAAGTAATGGCTGGGACTTGGAGACCAGAAACTGAAAGAAAATTCATAAGAATAAGATAGAGGGGTAAAAAGCCCCTCACAACTTAAGGAGGAAAAAATGGAAGAAAAAAAAAGAAAAGGGTACAAAACCCAAGAGCAACAAAACGAAGCTAACAAAAGATATAGAGCCACAGAAGAAGGAAAAGAGAAGACTAAACACAGCACTTATAAAAGTCGTGCTAGAGTTTTTATAAATGAAATGGCTACATTTGAAGAACTTGAAGAACTTGAAATATTAATTAAAAATAAAAAAATGGGGGTTTTAAAAATGAAAGAACTAAAAAAATTATATGCTGATTGGAGAAAGGTAAGCGAAGAGATGTTAAAAGATGGTTTTAAAGGATCTATAGACTGTGGAGAAGCAAGTGTAAGAGAAGATTTTAGTAACTATGCAGAACTTCCAGAAACAATAAGTTTTGAAAAAATGCTAGAACTAGAAAAAGAATATAATAAAAAAGAGCAGGATTAATTCCTGCCTTTTAAAATTATTCTCGGATATGATACACTTAAAATAATTATTAGTTTTATATCTTAAAATTTCTTACAACAGACAAAAAACAGATAATTTAAAATATGTTACGATGTAGTCTATATTAGACTATTGTTATCTTATTATCCATTCCTAGGCACCATTTTATT